TCTGATAACTAACTGCTGATACTCTGCAATAAATCTCTTTTTGTAATCTGCACTATTCATTCCTTCTACTGTATCCGCTAATTTCATCATGTCTTCCTCTTTTCTCCCACACTTAGCAGTGGGCGGCTAAATAACGATTTAGTGGATGTGCGCCAGACTGGACCCCCTGGCTGTATGGTCCTCCATTATCTCTCCATAGGCACATCCGCTGCTGGTCTTACTGGTTGTGCATACACCAGAGCCATGCCAGCTATCTTTACGCAGTCTCGGTCCTGCGAATCAGGTCCCGGTATGCGCTGCTGTGTTATAAACTACGATTAAAAACTTGCCGGTACTGGCTCCCAGCTTTGGCTTTGGCCCAATCAACGGCCCCGGCTGCCGTCCAACTTTGGCATGGCGCTCCCGTTGCTTTCTCGGCGCGTTATCAGCTCACCATCTTTTTTATTGTCTATCTGGTTTTTGCTCCAGAGATTTTTTTACAAGGTCCCTCGTTCGTCCTTGCACCGTATAGCCGATATGCCAGCTTAACGATTTGGTTGACAAAAACATGTAAAATCTGTAAAACACGCTCATGTTAAGCAAATTATTAATTACTTAATGATAAATCCATCTAATATCTTCTGTGCAACTGGTTAATAATTCTTCCAGCTCCTTATTGTTGCAATAAAACCGGCAACTGTCACCCGGTCTTTTATATGCACCTTTATGGGTGCAGATGAGAATATATATACCTTTTGGTGGATTTCTTCTAACTGAAAATGCACAGTCAGCACACTTATTTTTCATATCTCCTGCTCCCTGTCTATCTATCATTCCTCTGTCTCCATGCTCCACTCAATATCCCATTTGATTCTCTGCCCACAGTGTCCACAATATGGATAGCCTGAATTAACCCCTTCACCGCAAGATGGACACAATCCGATATTCTCTTTGTCTTTAATAAAACATCTTTCATACTCTGGTTTTTTTGCTATCTGTTTCTGTAGAGCTGATATGACAGCCTCAACATTTTTCAATGGTATATGTCTAAATGACTTAACCTCTTGGCATCCCATCAATTTTGCATTTTTAACTACCATTGATAGGTCTTTCGCGATTCCTTCTTCAAGCATCTCTCTTCCTCCTGATGCATTTCGTCATATTGGTACTGTAAGCGGCACTCTTTGCAGGTTTCGCAAGATTCTCCATCTCCACCCATGGTTCTTAATCCGGCACATAAGCCTTCTTCCATTTCTGGATATTCAAAACGTTCGGTCATATAGCAATGAGCAATCGCATCTTTAATCCTTTTTTCATCTGCCTTTATCTTTTTGTATGCCCAATCCAAAAGCATGAGCAAATCCGCTCTTGTTGTCGCATTATGAGTTTCCAGACTTAACTCCCGCTCTATTAAACCCATCTTTTTTTCGTACGGCAACCATTCAAATCTTTCTTTGTCATACTTCATCCCTCTGCCTCCTTATATGGCTCCGGCAATGGCATCCAGGCCAGCACATTCAGTTTTTCCCACCCATCAGTAAATGATACTCCGTTCCAAAATGCCCTAATCACACAGTCTGTATTTTTGACAGACACTAAATATATCTCCAATGGCTTGTTATCATATAGCGGATTTTCTTTCGGTTTTTCCGGCGGCCGCTCTTTTATGGGAATCCACTTATGTATCATCCCTTCTATTTCCTTCGGATTCACACCCGTATTCTCAAAGTCCATAAGTGTTTCCCTTAGGTCTGCCATTGCCCACATAAGGCGGTATACCAATGCGGTGCGCCCATTTGGGTCATTGATACCATATTGCAGGTTGTCCATGAGGATATCATCCAATGTTTTATTGTCATCCGGCAGTTCGATTCCCTCTGCCTCGCTGAATTTGCGGATGAAGTCCCGCAAATCCATGTCTGAATCATAATCTCTGTACCATGCCCACCTGTCCTTTGCATACATGCAATTATGTGCCAGCTCTACCATGTTCATTTCGCTGGCAGGCTTTTCTACTGTCAATCTTTTCATTCCTCTGCCTCCTTCATTGTTACGAATCAAGCCATTTCCACATTATGATTCCAAAAACAATCAACATTACGATATAAACAGTCGCATCTGTTTCTACCATTTACTTAACCTCCGCTAAATGCATGCCAAATGAGTCAATTGCCTTCATGGCCTCTCCCAAATCATCAAACACCCTTCCATCGTACGAGATATCATCAATCCGGTACCCCAGTTCATCTCCATCGGATGGGGTTGCTACCCTCAAGGTGCAGATATCCATACCTTTGTATTCCGTTACCTTTGCATATCTATTGCTTAAGTACTTCATTTTCTTTCCTCCATTAATGTGTGCGGCTTCGTTCGGTTACTTTCATTAAAATATCCTGCAAAACTATTAGATCATCGTCCGTTACATGGCTTACCTGCATCATGATTTCTTGCAATGTGTATATGGCCCATTCCCTGGTAGACCAATCCTGTTTTTCCTTTTCTGGTGGATCCGGCTGGTTCATGGCTGTATCTGTAAATCCTGTAGCAGTCATTTCTGCATTTTCCGCCGCTTTCTCTGCTTGCACCCCAGCTTGTGCAGCTGCAATTTGCGCATGTTCCGCCCGCTTTGCGGCCTTTTCCGCACGTTCTGCGGCCTTCTGGGCAGCCTTGATTTCCTGCTTCTCTTTGACACGCTCTACAATGTCCTTGTGGCTGACGTCCTTCCCCTCTGCCGCAGCCGCCGCAATCTCTTTCTGTTCCTCTGCCGGAAGCTTTGCAGTCTCATATGCGGCTGTTTTTCCAATTGTTCCTGCTTTAAACTGTTCCTTCGCCTCGGGCACCAGGCCCTTGTTTATTTTATCCATCCTTGCCACCTTGGTCTTGCTGGTCTTAAGGATATCCGCAACAATATCCCGCATTTTTCCCTTTATAATTATCCCATCTTCTTCTCTGGCCCGTATAAGGGCCGCTTTCAAACGGGCCGCTTGCTCTGTTTCTTCATATGGCGTAAGTTTGCGGTTAAAGGCATTTCCAATAATAAGAGACAATTCAAATAGGGCTGATGTCATTTCTTTGTACAGATACCTTGCCTTATATTCCCTGGGAAGCGCCCCGCATTCTATATTATGTATGTTGGCCAGATTCCTTCTATGGCCGCTTATGATTTTGTATACACCATCTACCCGTCCAAGTACAGTCGGCTGCTGTTGGCCCACGGTAAGCATGGAATCTGCCAGCTCCTCAATGTTTTCCTGACTATAAAAATTGTTTTCTGATGGTTCCACTTCATAGGGGCTCAGATAAATTTCCGTAAAATCCGGATCTGATGCTTCCACGGTGTTTAATAGTTCTTTAAATGACCACGACATTGTTCCCCTCCTACAGATAGCTTTCTCCAAAACGCAACCTGAATTCGCTTCTTGCCATTTCTTCTGTTAACCCACAGGCAACTTCATGTTTTTCCCACGCAAGCTGTCCGGCTATTTTGGATAGCTTCTCGGCCATCGGATTTTCATGTATACGTTCAAGGACATCCCCCATGTTATGGCATTTATTGCAGCACGGAATTTTTATCCCATCATTTTCTGCCTTATCACGGTTTCCCTTCCCCCATATAAGGTGATGTTGTGCTTCTGTTGGCTTTCCGCAAAACACACAATAATCGTTATACTCTGTCACAATGCCTTTACTCACTGGTTATCCTCCTATATTCTTCAATAAATTTCCGATAGCTGATTGCCGCCGCACTCCTGGGGCTGTATTCCTCCAGTGGCTTCCCCATCATTGTACTTTCAGCCACTTTTTCGCTGTACCGTATTTTTTCTTTAAACATCTTATATCCCTGGTCCTGTAACCATTCAACACCAGCTACATTAGCATCGTTATTACGATACATTGTGACCAGGATTCCAAGCAGTTTTATTCCCGGGTTTCGCTCCCTGCATTCTGATATTTGGTTCTTGATAGTTTCCAGTCCATCTAACGCCCACTGGTCCAGTTTTACCGGCACAATTACGTCATCAGTGACCATTAGTGCATTTATTACATTAATCCCCATATCTGGAGGATTATCTATAATAATATAATCGTATGGCTTTCCATCTTCTGCCCTGGCATTGCGCAATGTCTCAAACTGCCCCACTTTCTCCCCTGATTTACCCATCAACTGGTATGTGGACGTCAGAAGGGACATATCGGCGCTCACCACTCCCATGCCCGGCTCACCCGTAAATCTCATGATTTTATTCACATCCCGCCCATTCAGAAGCTGGGCCGTTCCGCATATATAGTCCTCTGCATAACGCTTTCCCATGGCTTGGCTAAGGTTACCCTGTTTGTCATTGTCCACCAGCAATACGCTCTGTCCGTATTTATGGTGCAATATGTATCCCAGCTCCAGCGCTGTCATGGTCTTTCTTACACCACCCTTTAAATTGATTATGCTTATAATCCTCACTATCTTCCTCCTAAAATACATGTGGATCTTCACACGGTCTTATATCCATGCCGCGTTTCTCCGCTATCTCCTCTAAGCATTTCATACGCCATTGATTCCCTATCGTTGCTGACTGTATTTCATAATCACGCGTTTTCAATGACATAATTCTAAGGTCTCTCATTAATTTCTGGAATTCACCTGGATATATGGTGGTATCCGCTTCCAAAATTCGTTTTACGTCAAAAGGCGAATACCCTGCTCTGACACACACTTCTCTTTCGCTCATTTCAAAGCATTCGGCTAACTCATGCAATACGCTCATTTTTTCTCCTCACACTTCTTTATTGCCCGGATGACCGTTGCACTGCTACAACCTAACATACGCGCTATCTCGTTCACTCCGCGGCCAGATGCTCTCAGCTTGACAATTTCTTTGTGTCTTGCATTGATTTTGTCCTTTTTTTGCTTTGCACATCGGACAACATTGGCAACCGTCTGCTGACTATATCCAGTCTTTTCTGCTATCTCAGCATTGCTCAGGCCACGATATGCCAAATTCATTATCTTTTTCCGTCGTTCTTCCATCCTTTCTTCTTCGTTCGGCATATGTATATCCGTCCGAAGTTTTTGACGCCTTTTCGCATTATACATAAGTGCTTCTTGGAGCGTCATGCTCCGCTGCATCCTTCCAAGCTGTAATGTGATGATATTTTTATAGATGCCAGTAATTAGCATTCGTCTCTTGACCATCCTGGATCCTCCTATCCCATCGCTTCTTGGGACTGATTCATAATATATAAGCTGGTCTCCTATCTTAAGAGATTTTCTGTATGCCTCTAATTCATCCCTTTTTATCGGGTTTTTTGTTTCAATTCCCATATTCATCCCTCAATTTGTTTGACATATGCATACATTTCAGTTATACTATGTATGACGTGTTTGCTTCTTTGGTTTAGGAACGGATTAGCCACCGTTCCACCGGCCGATTTTATTCGGCCGGTTTTTTATTGCACCGGCCTACTGGCTGGATAAGCACCGGCTTATATCCGATTCCCTCGATTGCTGTATAATTCCGATTTTTCATCTTCCGGCAATCACACTTCTCTCCCGGGTCCAATGCTCCCCCGCAGTATTCACACGTTCTAAACTGTCTTGCCATATTTCTTACCTTCCTCCGTACATCACCAAGTACATGATGACCATTGTTGCAAATCCAAGCAGGTACAAGAAGGCCGCCGACCAACATTTATAATGTTCTCTTTCTTTCCTGGCCTTCCTGCACTCATATCTCCAATAATCTTCTCCCACTGCACGGCCTCCTTCATTCTTCGCTTCTCTTATACTCATAATAGATTTCCTCCATGGTATGCGGCGTAAAAAACATCTCACGGTTATAATAGTCTCCCACCCAGATAAACACTTCCAGCACCTCTCCTTCGTACCATTTCCCGGCCAGGAAAAACGTCTGGAAAACCTTCTTGTTTCCCTTAGTGTTCCATGGCGATACCCTTATTTTTATCTGGCCCGACTGGAAGTAATAGCCATATTCATCTTCCTTCATTAACTTCCCGGTCCCCAAGAGCTGCTTTGCCAGTTCTTCGGCCTTTTTCTTTGTGACCTTTCCTGTTCTCATGGTTCTTTCCTTTCCGATTCTTGTTTTTTCTCCCCTCCCGTCCTATAATGTACTTACAGGCCCCTGCCCGGGCCAAGTACATTGTAGGATGGTGTTTTCATGGAGCTAGCCGAATTCCATTATCAGGTCCTTGATTATATCGAGCGACACCGCTATACCTCCGGCACAGATTTAAAATCTGTGTTTCCCAACGAGGTATTTCGAATTGAAAGAACTTTAATTTTCCTCTCTGACAAAAAACTTCTTCTATTTACCACTGCTTCCAATGACGATGATTATGAGGAACATAAGGATATAGAAGTTCCCTGCATGGAGGCTTTAGGGTTTGACCTTAATTGGCGTCTTTTTCTCTCTGAAAAAGGCCATGTTTGTTTAGAAGTTCATAGAAAAAAGCTAGAAGAGCTCCATATCTCGCAGCAAGAACTTCAAGTGGCAAAAGATGATAGTAAAACCGCTAAACTATCCGCTTTCTTTTCAAATGGCTTTGCATTAATTGCAATCATTATTAGTATCCTCTCTCTAGCTCTTCAATGTTTAGGAAAATAATTCTTTTATAGATACTCCTTCTCAATATCATAGGAGTATCTATGAGATTATTATTACAATTTTTATCAGGAGTACTATGAAAGCAACCAACGCTGCAATCGCATTCATTACCATGCTCCTATGTGTCCATATTTTTGCCTTTCTCGCTTCCTCTGCCGTTTCCCTTGCTAACTCTGCTAAACTCTTTTCTTCCCATGATTCATCCAGTTTTTTTATCATCTCTGTCTCCTTTGATGTTAAACCGTCAGCAGAATATACAGGCACTCCAGGACCTCTCTCAGCCTTGTTGAATCCCTTATTCCGTATTTATCTAATACTTTGATTAAGTCTTGCAACAGGTCATCGGATGTCATGGAGCTGTCTGCATATTTCTGTAATGATTCCGTTAATATCCTCCGTGAATTATTAATCTTCTCCAGCATTATCTTTTCTTCCTTGGCTTCTTCCGCTCTCCTGTCTACGATTTCTCCCACCGTCTCTTTGTAGCGTTTGGATTCTATTACCATGCTGTTTTTCCTCTCTTCCATGTTTCAGAATAATTTTTCTTTATAATCAATTACCACATGTTGAGCATTGCCCTTATCTGCTTGCTGGTAGATATTTATGGATATCTGCTTTGTTATGGTACATCCCGGCAGAAGCAAAGACATTGATATGCTCACAAGCAATACGACCAGTTTCCTCTTCATACTTTTCCTCCAAATTTTTCTAGGGTAATATCTTGTTGATTGTTACATCATTTCTGTCCGGGTTCATCTAAATGGCCGGCTTCAATTCTTTCTGAATTCTCAGCATGACTAGGGAGTACGAGTATTCCGAGGTACCGTTTCAGCCCTTCCAAGTCCTTTATGACAACGCCTCCAATCATACGCCTTTGTACTTCCGTCAATGTGTCCTGGTCGATATTCCTTGTCGCCTCTCCCATTACCCTTAACAGAGCAGCTATACACAATGCCATTTCTTCGTTTACCCCTAATTTCTCTTGTTTCAACAGCTTTGTAAGGTGGGTCTTATTAAATGAATCCAGAATACATAGAGCGTCTATCTTTTTCAGGGTACCATACGCCTCTGTTGTCATCCCATAAAAGGCATATCTTTCTTCATAACTCGGACCTTCTTCATAGAGCTGTTTCTTCCTGGTCTCACATTCTGGTTCCAACTTTCCCATGCTCAGTTCTTTCAGCGTTTTCTCCAATGGACCTTTTAACAAAGCCGGCATTGTAATCTCAACCTTTGTGGCACCACGTTCTATACACTTGCTTATGTACATAGCTACCTCCGGCCTTCCAGAATAAGATTCCGCTGTCTTTTCTCCATAATGGGTTACAAACTTTATATAATCATCTTCTTTTTGTTTTCGGGCAAACATGCTGCATTCCTCCTTTTTATGTTCAACCTCCAAATGATAGTGTTTACACATATGTATCCACTGGAATCAGTTTAATCCCCTTGGCCTTGTAATCCCGCAATACGATATCGTAAATGATTTCCGGTGCCTCTACCCCCTCCAGGGTCTCCAGCTCCCTTCCATCCTTCATTACATTGATTACCTTAAGATGGGGCTTGTCCTCCTTTTTCATGTCCTTTCCCTCCCTATGCTGTTTTATTTTCTCGCTGTTCCAGGAAATCAACCGCCTTTAAAAAGCTTTCCAGATTAATCTGGTTCTTCTCGCTCAGCCCCGTAAGCATTTTTGCCACTTTTTCCACTTCCGGTCTACAGTCACTGTCTACCATGGTTTCTGTACAGTTACAATTTGACATTATAGCTTCCTCCTCTCTTCTTGTTTTTTCTCCCCTCCCGTTCTATAATGTACTTACAGGCCCCCGCCAGGGCCAAGTACACATATAACAAGGAGAGATTTTCATGAAATACTTTAACCACATGTTTACTGATGATGATATTTTAACTCTTACATGTACTCTTACAGCCCTTCCCCTCATACATATGGACGGCGTATCAGAAACTCAACAATCAATAAATGACGCCTGCTGCAAAAGCGCCCTTGAGAAATTAATAAATCATCAGACTGACATTATCCCCAATGAGACAAAAGTCATTGCTGTTTCTATCGTAGCTGCCGATATGATTCTAAAAGGAGAGCTGGAGGTTGATAGCTCCATTCGTGAACTATTCGTCCCCTACCGCTTTTCTATTAACCGTCTCCGTCCTATATTTGAAGAAATCCTTATTTAAATAGTCGAAACGAATTTCTATATTATTTTTATGCAAATCTGCCGTCATTAGCTGCTTTAACCTTTTGGCGGCTTCTTCTGTTTTCCTATTCACGTTCTCCCCTGCTGTCTCTTTGTGGCGTTTGGATTCTATTACCATGCTGCTTCTCCTTTCTGGGTTGATATCGGGTGATTGTTATACAATTTTTCGTTTGGGTATCAGATTTACAGGCTGTTTCACATGATGCCCCACACTCTCTTTACCATTTACCATTTCAATCAGCAGGTCCAGGTTTACTAATCTTGTTTTCCCGGTTTTCCCGGCCTTGATATGCGGTATCTTTCCCTCCAGTACCCATGTCCTAAGAGTGCAATATGTAAGTTTAGTTTCTGGATCCTCCTGCTTGAAGTAATCAGCACATTCTTTTATTGTCCTCATTCTTGGAACTGACATTTTTATTTGTCTCCTTTCTGTTACTATGCTGAACGCGGCTCTTTTTCTTCTCTCTTTGCCTCTCGGTCCAGTCTCTCTTTAGCTTCCAAAGCATCCGTTGCAGCCTTCACGATAATAAGCGTGCTCATGTCCATTTGCTTCATCTTTTTTACTATCCCTACTATCACACTCTCTTTGAGTGATTCTGATGACATGTATTTCACCTCCTTTGTTCTTTTCGTTATCTTTGATTACATTATAGTGTTCAAAGATTACTTTGTCAAGGTTTTTTTGTAATCTCTGATAACTTTTTTATTGACTCTATAACGCATACGTGCTATTATCATGTCAGGAGGTGAATTTAATGATTGAAAATGAGCGTATAAAAGAAATTAGGAAATCGCTTAAAATGACTATGGAAAGATTTGGTGAAAGACTTGGTGTTACAAAAACTGCCATATCTAATATTGAAAAGTCGAACCGTAATGTAACAGAACAGATGCGCAAGGCAATCTGCCGAGAATTTAACGTAAATGAGGAATGGCTTCGGACCGGCAATGGGGAAATGTTCGTCCAGTTATCGCAAGATGACGAGACAGCACATATTGTTCAGGATATGCTGGGCAGTAATACAGGAAGTTTTTATAATATCATCTTAGAAATTGCCAAGAGTTACAAAAAGCTTAGCCCTACTTCTCAAAAAGCATTAAATGAGTTGGCAGACAATTTATTGGCTGGTTTGGTTAACAAAGAAGAGAAAGATGAATCCGAAATGACGTTTGATGAATTGATTGCTGAATGCCCAAAAACTCCAGAAGAGCTCGAACGTTTATATCCGCCAGTCAATATCAATCCTAAGGTTGTCAGTAAGCCTAAGGTTATTTAACAAAACACCCAAAATTCCGAAGGAAAATTTGGTACTGAGTTTAGAACAGCATTATTTTTTGTGTCGTTCCTGAGAAGTCTAAATTATAGTAGATAGTATGTAAACTGCGATAGTATATTGCGTATATAGTCTTTCTTTTATAATAAATGTACTTCTTACTCAACATAATAACCACAACCTTTCTTGTCGGAAGATTGGGTGCAAATATGATTATATTACTGTAAGCATTTGGAGGAACTGGTAATTTATTCCAGTTTAAACAATGAGTGAATTATTAATATTATCCATGATATTTTCAATATGCCTTTTTTTCCTTGCAAACAAGAAAAAGGTTAATTCTAATAGTAAATCAGAAGATATTCTGAATGTGAAAATTAAGCAATTGGAATTAAGCCTTGAAACTTCCCTTACTGAAAACAAAAATCTCGCCGCTCATAAAATGAGATTGCTCAAAGATTTGGAATCTCAATTAGAGAAATATAATGCTTTGCTTTCTGATTATAACAAACTAACGTGTGATTTAAATACATATATTGAACATCGTAATGACGATTTGAAAAATATTTTCTCAAACTGTGACCACGCCTTTTCGTATGTTGCAACTTTATATGCAGATTATCTTCTAGTGGATTATGAAAATGCCAGCAAATATCTGTTAAACAAAAAAAGGCCAGCCACCTCTGAAGGGCTTAGAATAGGAGCCTTAAAACTTCAAACAAAATCTTATTTGGTTGAGCTCAATAAAACAAAATACCAATTAAATTATCTGCTAAATTTATATCCAGAACTAGAAGATTTTATTGAATCTGACGATGACGGAGACAGGGAAGAAGCAGCTCGTTCTAACGATAAAATACCTGATGATACATGGCGTTCTCTATCTGAATCTCAAAAAAGCCAATTGCTACTTACAAATTACTTAAATCGGCGCAAGAGTAAGTGGGAAATTGGACGTGACTATGAACTGTATGTTGGTTATAAATATAGTTTGCAAGGTTATTCTGTCGATTATTTTGGTTCCTATAATGGTTTGGAAGATTTAGGGAGAGATTTGATTGTCAAAAAGAAGGGGGAGACTGGCATTATCCAATGCAAATATTGGTCCTCAAAAAAGAAAATACACGAAAAACACATTGCTCAGCTATATGGAACTGTCGTGAGTTATATAATAGAGAATAATTATATTCCTTCTTTGGTTCATGGAATCTTTATAACGAATATATCCTTATCTGATACTGCAAAAAAATTTGCAGATTTTTTGGATATTAAATATAAAGAAAACTATCCCATTGGTGAATTTCCACGTATCAAATGTAATATTAGCAAGGATGAATATGGTAATGAAACTAAAATATATCATCTTCCTACTGACCAGCAATATGATAACGTTAAAATAGAGCATACAGGAGAATGCTTTGCCTTTACAGTAGATGAAGCGGAAAAATTAGGTTTTCGTCACGCCTACAAATGGCATAATAAATGAAACAGAAAACCGTCCCTGCGCCAACAGGAACGGCTTCATGATACTATTGCAGGAATACCCTGTATAATATCGCTCTCACAAGCTGTATTATATCATCGGGCGCCCATTTCTGCAATGGGCGTAATTTTTTACCCTTATGGAGGAAATAATATGGCATCTGTAAGAAAAAAGAACAATGGTTATGAGGTTACTGTTAGTGATGGATATGATTCTAACGGTAAGAAAGTCACTGTAAGCAGGACTTTTATCCCCGAACCAAATTGGAATGAAAAAAGAGTTCAAAAGGAATTAGAAAAATTCAAGGTTGAGTTAGAGAACCGGGTTAAACACGGTGATAATGTCAAGGCAGATAAAATAACCATTGAAAAATTATCAGCCGACTTCCTGACAGATATGAAGCCGCCTGAACTCTCTCATACCACATATGAATCTTATAAAAAAATCATAGAACAGCGCATTATCCCACACATAGGCCAGGAACGCATTACACGGGTTAATGGTCATACTGCAAAAATGTTTGAAGATGCTGTCAGATCCGAAGGGCGACTTGATAAAAGAAAGGGGCCTATCTCAGAGCAGACTATCAAACGAATGACTTTAGTTTTGAGCGCCATGCTCTCCTATGCGGTAAGCCTTGGGTGGCTTTCCATGAACCCACTTATTTTTTCCGGTAAACAGCGCAGGAAGCAGAACAAAAAGAAAGAATACGAGGTTGCGTATCTTTCTATAGAGCAGGTAAAAAAATTCCTTTGGATTCTGGATAATCCGGTTAAAATACGTCGGAAGGCTCATGTTTCCAAACGTGGAAATAAGGCGATTGAAACAAAAGAATATTATCAACACTGGCAGCTGGATACAAAATGGCGTTTCTTTTTTTACCTCTCCTTATTTACAGGTGACAGAAGAGGCGAAAACATTTCCCTTACCTGGGATAACATTGATTTTGAAAAATGTACTGTAAACATTTCAAAATCAACAGCAAAAACCGAGGATGGGGTATTATTAAAAGATACTAAAACTCACGCGAGCCGTGTCACGGTCGTTCCGCCCTTTGTCATGCAGGTGGGCAAGGAGCTTCTGGCAGAACAAAAAAGAATTTGCCTATCTCTTGGCGATAAGTGGAAAGGGTATCGAGGCCGCAGCTTTAATAAGAATTTCGTATTTACATCCTGGGACGGTTCTCAGATGCATCTGGACAGCCCTAGAAGGGAATTTAAGCGGCTTATACGTATCTATAATGAAAATGTATCCACCAGTGAAGAGGACCGGCTTCCTGAGGCTGCTACGCTTCACAGCCTACGTCACACAACAGCCTCTATACTTATATCAAATAACATGGATCCACAATCCGTTGCCGGTATCCTGGGACACGCTAAGTCTACTACTACTTTGAATATATATTCGTACTTTTTCAAGTCCAAGAATCAGGAAGCAGCCAATATTATGGAGAATGTTTTACTCAATCCTGCTGGAAAAACCTCAATAGTAGGATGATAGTAGGATATCAAAAAGAAAAGAACCCCTATCGGAGTTCTTTTCTTTTTTACCATGCTTGTTTTTCCTTGTAAAACCGTACTTTTTCAATCAAGCCACTGGCCGGACTCGAACCGGCGACCCACGCATTACGAAAATCTATTTTAAGTTTGAATGATTATCAATTTATCTTGTTTTTCCTTAAAATACGTTGTTTTTCATGCCTTCATTTTTTCTATTTTTCATTCTTTTTTGCTTTGTTTTAATTTGTGTAGTAGGATTTTAGTAGGATATGGGTCACCGGCTAGCGGTTTACTATGGGGTGTGTATCGCTTTTATAATTATACATTTTACACTATTGCTTCTTTGCATTCTCCTCTCTCTCTTTTTCTTTGGCCGCTTTTCTCCAGCTTGAATAATCAGTTCCGCTGTATATATTTTTTCCGTCCACCCTCAGTACATTTAATTTTGCCTGGATTGCTTCATATTCTTTACGGTTTCCCTCCAGATATGCTGCTATCCATTTTTCTTTATAGGACCGCGTAATGGATGACTTAATGCTACTTATGGCCTCTGACTTTGTTTTCCCGGCTTTGGTTTTGCTGTCTATGATTTCATTCGATATCGCTTTAAAGGCATCCAGGCTCTTCACTGTATTGTCTACTTGCTCAACTGCTCCGAGGATATCTCTGGAAGAGTAAATGCTCCACTCTTCTTCATCCTCTTCTCCAGTCAGTATCTCACCATACAGTTCATCCGGATCCGTTTTCGCCTCTGCCTCCCAGTCTATCTCTTCCCCTGTACTGAGCTGATTGATTCTGGAATCAATCACGGAAGTTACCAGTTTTCCGGCATATCCCTCTGCGATTAGTTCACCAACAGCCGCTTTGTATGCTTCTGTATCAGCTTCCATTTTGGCCTGTGCTGCGGTTTCAATCCTTGGGTCTATATAATCTTTTGAGATAAGTTCTCCTTTTATGAGGGACTTAATTTTATTGCTTATGGTTTCATTGTCGATCTCCGCTTTGTTTAAATCGGTCTTGATCCGCTTCTGTAGATCCTTATCACCGTTTCTTTGGGCTTCGATCATCATTCCTGCATATAGATTCAAGTTATCTTTGCTCCCTATGGCATATTTTTGCTTTAACCACGTATAGTCTACTGAATCGCTCCCATGCTCATTAATAACCGTATCTACAATCGCTCTTAAATCCCTAGTTGCACTTTTTACTGGTGAACCAAACAGTTTACTACCACTCTGAATCACGTCTATTATAACTGCTTGTGGTGTTAAGCTGCTTTCTCCATCAGCAAGCTTTTTCACCCGGTTTAAAGCCCTGGCTAAATCCTGATAAGCAGCAACATCTGGGCGGTTTGGGGTGTATCCATCAATTAATATTCCGTACGCATCTTTCACATAAGGGATACTGTTAATCAGATTCATATTGTCTTTGAAATTCCCCCATACATTATCCCAATATTTTTCCATCCATTTCTTATCCCTATCATCATCTCTCATTGCATCCTGGATTGCTGCGGCCATTGATGTAACCAGGGCAGCTGCGGTATATACAGCGACCGCTTTAGCCATACGGCCTTTGGCGCCTTTCTTCCCTACGGCAACATCAGAGGCAGCTCGATAGAGCATATTATATGTTTTGAGTGGTTCTGCCATGAATGCAGTCAACATCTTATCCGAATCACGTTCGCTTCTCATAATCTGGGTTCTGTGCAGTACTGAATCCACTACCTGTGTTTTGTCAATAACCTCGCTGAATCGTTTCCCTACCTCAGCATAAAACGCTTCGGTACCAACAGACAGATCCGGGTGTCTGTCCATACATTCAAACTCACATGCTCTCCACAGCCTATTCCATGCGAGCTTATCACCTTTTTCAGCGAATATCATAAATGCATTATTGATTTTCTGCGTTTTACTATCTGTCTGGAATAATACATCCTTTATCTGCCTGCTATTGTCCATACGATAGAATCCCCAGTCTTTCCACTGAGCAATTGGTGCGTATTTACACATAATGTCCCACTGGTCTTTCCTGGTCATCGTAAGCGCGCCTCTGCTCAAATACTTAGCATCTATTTCCATTGATGCTCTTATATAGGCTGTCGGTTGCTGCAAAGCTACTCTAATGTTACCCGCAACAGAAGCGACCTTCATATTTTGTGACAGTTTGTCCCAGAGATTCTTGTCTTTATTAAGGCTTCCGTTAATATCCGCTATCAACTTGTCAATATATTTGTTCCCTTCTTTTCCGTAGGTGCGCTCTATTTCCTCCTTTATACTTTTTCCATCTGCCGCGTTTCTCATATCCATATAATTGAATACTTTATTAAGGTCTGATAGAGGAATCACATAGGCATTGTATGTGCTCATTTGGTCCACTTGCCTCGAGTATACATCGAATATATCTTCAATCACGATAGGTTTATTCGCTTTTTCCACGGTACTTTTTGTGAATCCAAGGTTTTTGATAGTACTCTGCTGGTTTTTTAAGTTTCCCTGCTCCGTATGAATATGATTATCATATACTGTAATTGGAAAATAATTTCTCGCTGTATATTTCATATATCCGTACATCTGCATACTGACTTCATTTCCCCACGCTGCACAATCATCTCCCATAAATCGCTGCATCCCGTCAGCCAATGCTTTTTGTTCTGGTGTCAGAGTATTAATAATCCTTGCTATATCTGCCTCTGTCACTTTGGTTTCTCTGTATGCCTTTTCTATTTTTGGCAATATCAGCTTTCCATCTTCGATACGCATTTTACCCGCCCTTGGAGCTGATATAATGCCTCCCGTACGTTCATACATGTGAGTGTGCGCCTGGTTTCGCTTGTTCAATTCATATAATGACATTACTTGAGAAATAGTAAGCTCAATTGTCCCTCCAGACGTCTTATATTTACCCGACTTTGCCTCTGGTCCAGTCCATTCTCTCAACGTCTTATATGATATTCCATTATCCCTCAACAGCTTTTCCACATGGTCCTGTGCATTCTTGAGTTTTATTGTCTTTTTGTCCAGTCCTTCCCGAAGTGAATTGTAAAGAGATTTGAAGTTATCACCCAGTTTTCCAAACATAGTCTGTGCATCCAGCATATCATAATTCAACATTTTATCAGCCGGCCCGATTACTCCCAGATATTCTGAGTGGTTCTTTCGGTCCTGTAAATCGTTAAATATGCCTTCTGCAAGAATGCTGAGTTGTCCGGAACGTTTGTTACTCTTTAAGGTGTTGGCCTCCGTGATTGCCTTTTTCATAGACAACACGACCTTTTTTAGTTCTTCCATATGGTAAACATCCAAGTTGTCCAGTTTTTCCACGCCTTCCGCTTTCTTTGCAATTGCTTCAATCCGCTCAACAAGGTCTGGGTCTATCTCCATATAGAACTCTCTTCCATCCTTCCCACGAAGGATACCATTTTCCTTTATAATCTTTTCAAATGCATCTTTTGCATTCCTCCAAGCCGTGGTGCGCTGGGTAGGTATCCCGTTGTTATTCAGTTCATTAGATGAAAAATCAATATTGGAAAGAAATTCTGCCACAACGGTTCTAATTTCCTCCGGGATATGTTTTGTATCCGTGGGTTTTAACAGCCAAGTCTGCATTGTCTTTGCTTCCTTAATGATTATTTTCTTGGCTTCCCTGGCTCTCTGATTCTCTCTCACTCGTTTTGTCTGCTCACGGTTTTTCTGCTGCATTGCCGCCAGAGCCTGATTCTTTTCATTTCTGAGGTCATCCATCTTCTTTTTATAATATTCCTTCTGTTCCCTCTGCTGGGTTGCCGTCAGATTTTTATACGCATTAGCAAGCTTTTGAATCTCCTGTATATTCTCCCTACGAACCCGGTATAGGTTGTCCTCATACTGCTTTTTCAGATTGTTCTTATACTCCCTCATTTTCTGAGAGTACTCCCGCCTCACCTTCTGTATCTCCGCCTCTTTACGGTCCGCAAATGTAGGTTTTTCCTGACGTACGTCAAAGTAAGATTGCAAGATATCCTGCCCTACCATATAGGCCATTTCATCCAGGTTGGCCTTATACGGATTTTGTACCTGTATTTCGGTCTGTTCCAGCGCATCCGCGATGGCAACTAGCTGGTCGGCCGGATGGGTAATATCTTCCGGGAATAATTCTGGATGTAGTGCTGACAATTCTTGATACAAGCTGTCTACCGGTATTCCATCGTTTCCCAATTTCATCCTGCCAAAATTACGCTTCCTAAATTCGTTATATCCGCCCGATACCGCCATGTCTGCCTTGTCCTGTTCAGAAATCTTAATCTTGGTATTTTTTATCTGGTTTCTGACATCCTTATACTGTTGTGTCATTTCCGTATCAACCTGCCTGGATTGCTTTAGGATGCCCTTTGCAATACTCGTGGCGGCTTCTGTTAACTGGGCGCTGTCCACATGTTCGGCACTTCGGATATATCCATACAACTTATCCAGATTTTTTACAAGTGTTTCTGGTTTGTAGGTGCTGTTATATTCTCCAAGCAGTCCTTTTGCCACTTTTTCCACATCACGCTGCCTTACCTCGTTTTTGGGGGTAAGCGTAAATTGTTTCTCAAGGAGTTTATTGGCATCTCTCAAAGCCTGATTTTCATCCAGTAACGCCTCTATATGTCTATCTGTTTCTGCTCTATCTACATCTTCCAACTGTAATCTTATTTTCTCCGACCGGTTTTCTCCGTTGACATCCATCAGCTTATTGAGTATACTGTAGATAGGCGGAAGAGTGTAAGTGTCGCTCCGTGTTTTGCCTCCTTGGAGGTCCGGGGTCTTGATCGGCATAACACTCTCCGCCTTTGTTGTGTGTACTTCATGCAGATACATTTTATTATCATCTAACAATTTCACAACTGCCAATCCATAATATTTCCCAGCATACTTTCCATCAGAAATATTAACCTTAGCTCCTATCACGGCTGAATCATAACCCCTGTTTTTCCAGTTCTTTTTATAGTCCAATACGTAGCCGTTTTTCAATATATCCGGAACAGCTGCAAATGTAATTGCCTTTGCCCGTCCTACTCCATGGCCTATATCATCCTTTACGCTATCTCTATCAAGATATATGTCTCCTACTACTTCATTATGCACTTTTCCTCCGATTGACTTATAAAAATCAGAAACTTGGGTTACAAGGTCTTTCTCGCCCTTTTCAAATTCGTTTCCTGATAAATCCGCTACCGAATCCATTTCTCTGACCTTTTCATAATTCTCTTCAATGTTTTCATCTGTCACCAATTCTGGTTTTTCCAAGGCGTACTGTTCCTTCTGCCCCTCTGCCTGTCCCTGTCTGTCTGCTTTGTATGTTTCGCTGGCGTCTGACAGTGCATGCATCCAGGCGTCTCTGGCATCCTCATAATATCTCAGGTCCTCTTCCAGTCCCTTTGCAGCTTCCCTGGTGCTTCCATTCTTCATCAGCTGTTTGATGGAATCAACCACATCACTCAGGAAATCCACGATTCTCTGTGCAATTGTTTTGTCCTTTTTGGCAATAGAATCAATAAACTTTGGGTCATTAAAGAACTTCTGCGTGGCGTCCGCCACAACCTCATCCATGATTTCCTCCCGTGTCAACTCCTGTCCGGCCTCTGCGTACCTGTTTTCATAGCTCTCCATGAGGTTTTCCAAGGATGTGTTTTCCGATTTCATAACGGCTTCCACGGCTATCTCTGTATACAGCCTATATCCCTTTGGCGAATACTTCTTGATATGGTGTGTCAGTTCATGGGTAAGAGTTCCGTTGAAATCGTTGCTGTTAATGGAGATAGTGATTTCTCCATTTCCATAAGAGCCGGCCGCGTTGGTCTGTCCCAATCCATCCACCAGATTAATTTTTAAACCGGTCATCTTTCCTATATGCTCTGCCACTTTACGCTGCGGTGTAGTTGCGCTTTCCGATACAGTTCCCAACCCTCCAGTCCTTGGGATTCCCTGGGGAACGGTTTTGGGCCGGCCGGTTTTCAGGTCTATATTGTTGTCCGTGTTGTAATCCTGCGCGCCGGCTTTATATGCATCCACAAACTGTTCATTCGTTAGTACGCTCATAATGGCCGAGCGTTCTGCAATATCCATGCTCACGTTATAGTAACCTGCATCGTAGGCACGCCCAAAAGCTTTATTGTAGGCAGACAGCTCAATGCTGCCGTCATATCCTTTCTGTAATGCCGCCTGGCCATTCTTCCCATATGGCTTTCTATATGCTTCTGTCTGATTCGGAACAGCCTGGCTGGCCACTGTTTGATTCACAGCCGGTTTCTGTGTTGGTTCCGTCTGGTTTTGAGCTTTGGTCGGCGCTTCCTCTGGCTCATTATACGGCTCGTATTCGGCTGTTTCGGGTTCGGTGTAAGTTTGTTCATCCGCTTCCGTTCCTGTGGCCTGCTGGCTATTCTGAGCGTTTTCCCTGGCTGCTTTTTCCTCGTTATGGCGCATGGTGTTTTCCATAAACTGCTGAAACCGTATCGCATACTCTGCCTTCTCGCGGTTAGAAACAAATTCCTTGTTGGCCTGTTTGGCCGCGTATTCCTCTGCCATTTGCTTCAGCTTAGATGCTTCCTGATAATCTGCCGGATCTGCGTAGCTTTCCGGCTTAATATCTGACAAGCCATTGACATAATCACGATAGTCTGGGTTGATGCTCTTTCCATACTGATTTATAGCCCGATTGTTTGATATGGCCCCAGGCGCATTCAGGATACCAGCGGTCAAGGCACCTAACGCAAAATCTTCCCATGTCTGAGGGTCTTTAAGGTCTCCAGCAAGGTCCAGATTGTCTCCGTATATCATGCTCTTTCTGACGGATTCCGTAAGGTCCTGCACGGCCTCCTGAGTTCCTTCTGACAGCATATCACCACCATAATTAGCCGCCCCAAAGACTGCCCTACGGATTGCCGGATTTTTTGCTAAAGCATTTGATATGCCCTGTTTAGCTGCCTGGCCTACTTTACTGTTCTTTAATACCTTCCCTACGGCTCCGCCGCCATAGGCCGCGATACCGCCCAATAGCCAGTTGGTTACATATTCATCGGCGGCAGTAAGGGCCGCGTTCATCTGGGCCCCCTCAACCGGACGCCCTTCCATGATATCCTGCCGATAGGTTTGACCGGCCATTTGAGCTGACATTATGCCGCTTCCCACAGCCCCCTTTGCCGCCCAAGCGGACAGTTTTCCACCAATTTTTCCTATAGTTCCCGCGGCTCCAGCGCTTCCTGCGCCTCCCGTTGCCGCTGCAATTGCAATAGATGGAGCCATGTTTCCAACGCCGGAGGCAAGGTTGTAAGCTAATCTTTCAGCACCTCCAGCCTGACTATTTAGCAGCTCCTGGTAATATTCGGATTCTGTGATGTTGTAGTCCGGCTGTCTGCCCAATATTGCATCTGGCAGGTGTCCGATTCCTTTCACAGCGCTTTCCGCACCTATTCCAAATGATTTTCCAATATTGTATGGAATCTTCATGGGGTCTGGTACGGTCGTTTCGTCTCTGGTGTATTTATCCTGCGCGCTTCTCAGGTTGATTGTATCTTGCAGGCTATCCAGGTACTTATCTGCCGCCTCCTTCCCGGCCTTTTCAAATACATAGTCATATGTATATCGCTCTCGATCGGTCATAAGGGCATACTTGCGCAGCATATTATCGCTTTCCGAGCCTACTCCCATAGTTCTTTTTAGGGTTTTCTCCCGAATGTCCTCCTGGGTTGCCCCGTCTTTTCCCCACATCTTTTCCATTTGCCTGTATGCATCTTCTACTGGATTGGATGTTTTCTTCCAAAATTGGGCGCGCTCCATCCATGAAGGGTCATTCGCTTTGGCTTTTTCAACGGTTTGGGCAAAGTCTGGTTCATTAGGCAGGTCAATGTATCGCTTAAACTGATATCCATCCTGATATCCTATTTTATTCAGTATTCTTTTTGCTGCTTCCCTCTCCTGTGCATCCTTTTTTCTTCTGGCAGTCGCTTCCCGTGTTCTTTCCTCAATTGCATCCCTATTTATTTCGTCCTGCATGATAGCTGCATAGGATGTTCCTCTGCTTTCGTGGTTTCCAGACAAATAAGAGGACAATATCGGCGTTTTGCTCTGCATCGTGCTTGTTGAATGCTGCATATGCTCTTTGTCGCTACGCTCTCCGTCCATCTGTTTTGGTATCTTCTGCGTAGCAGCCCCCAGACGTTCCCGTCTTCTTCGAAATATCTCTACCGGTGACATTCCAGTATCTTCCGAAACATCTCCCTCCTGATTAATTGCCTGTCTTCTTCTCTCAAAAATCCTTGCCGCTGCGCTGACCTTCTCTTCTTCTCCATCTTCCTTTAAGGATGATATAGTCATATTGTACCTATCATAGTTTTTCCTTGTTGACATAATTTTCTCCTTTTATCTGCCAAACATATTATTTGCAACTCCCCTGAACAAGTCTGACTTAAACCCTCCCATTTTTCCATTTCTGGCTTCTTTGGAATCATCTATTGCTTGTTGCAATCCTGCCTCGTAATCTCCACCCGCCGCCTTCATAATTTTCTTTATTTCATCATCCGGCACTCCTCTGTCATACAATTCCTGCATTACGTCTGCATCGCTTGCATTATTTTCCAACTTCTGTCTGGTGCTATAGATGTAGTATGCCCTTCCGCCCAAATTAGACTGTTTCTGTATAGTTTGTGCTTGTTTCTGGGCACTTGAACTCTTTTTAGTTCCTCCGCTGCGTGACCCTCCCCTGCCTCCGCTCCTGGCTTTGGAAGCCGACAGTGCAAGCTGCTGCTGTTGGAGCGCATATTGAAGTGCATCCTGCTGTTTCTGGTAATCAAACTGTGTCTGCCAGTTCTGCTGCGCCAATGCATCCTGTGTTTTCTTGTATGCGTATTCCTCTGCCCAGCGCTGGGCATCCTGGTTGTACTGATACTCTCCAAAGTCCTGCGCATATGTACTATCATACCGGCCGGCATAATAATTAAGGTCGTTGTAGTAATCGTTGACCGTATCCCTATACCTGCTATAGTCAATGCTGTCCTGGTTATTGACCATTCCAAGCTGGTTATACAGTTCCTGACCTTCGTTAAGGTATTGCTGATACACCCTATCATAGATATCCATGGTCTTGTCTCCCAGCTGGCTCATGTAGTTATCATATGCCTGCTGGCCGGCTGCTGTGGCATAGGTCGATCCATATCCGCCCGTCATTCCGGATATGTTACCGATCGTGTCACGCATAGCCTTGTTTCCCTGCTGCATATACTGTTCCCTGTAATTTTTATATAAATCCGTATCATACACGCTGTTGGGGTCGAATTGCTGCCGGTTCAGTATGCTGTTTACAATGCTGTCTATCTGACTGTCGTACTTGCTCACATAGGCCCCCGGTTTATCGTCCTCCAGGTCGGCCAGCTTATCTGCATAGCTGTTTACTCTGTCCGATGGCGTATACTTCTGGTACTGGTATCCAGTCAAGTACTGGCTGTTTTTGTTTTCGGCACTTGCATTGTTTACTGGCGTTATGGTTACATTGCTTCCTGTTGTTGCCTGATTGGTTGCCTGTGGACTGGCTGCACTTCCTTTACTTCCGCTTTGCAATGCCCTCAACAGGTTTGTGTTCTGGGCGGCTGTTCCGGCATAGTTGGTAATTCCATACTGGCTTGCGAGATTTTTTCGATTGTTATAGGAGCTATCCTGTCCTTTGCTTTTCAAATAATCGACAATGCTTGCTACTGCCATATTATTTTCCTCCTTCCTTTTCTACTTTTTCTTCCTTTTCTACTTTTTCTTCCTCTTCTACTTTTTCTCCGTTGGTCAATATATTGTTTATGGATAAAAGAAAGTTCGCCTGCTGTATGCCTTCCACCCGCAGTTGATTTAACAGCATCAGAGCCATATTGATTTTTTCTTCTTCAAATGCAATCTTTACCATATATTTTCCTCCTTCATTCGGTTTATTTCCTTTTCCAGTTCATCCAATTCTCTCTGTTGGGCCCGGATGGCCCCGGCATACAAAACACTATTTGTGCTGTATGGAATTGATAGATATTCCCCTCCGTGGTCCACCAAGGGCAGGTCTGTACCCAGTCTTTTCTGGAGTTCGTCTAAATCCTGGGCAATCTGTCCCATTCCTCTCTTTCCCGAATCCTTATAGGTAAATGTGACTGGTCTGAATCCCAGGACAAGCGCAAGAGCTGTCTGGTCGGGTATCTCCTCTATATTTTCTTTTAAGCGCCGGTCCGACCGTTCTGTCAGAACCTCGCAGGATACATCATAGGTCGCATTTAGATATCGGCATGTAAGGGAACCTTCCACATTGGCATTTCCCGCAATGCGCATATAGTTGGAGTACAACAGCCCATTAACGCTTATCTGCCCGGAATAGGTAATTGCCTTGGTAGTAACGGCGCCACTTTTGCTTACAATGAAATTGTTATTGATGTTGATGGAACCGCCGTTAATGGTTCCAGAAAACTGAGCGGTTCCATCCTTGTATAACTTAAAATTGTTACTGTCTATGATAAGATAACCGCTCTTGAATGTGATAGTGTCCGTAGTGGCAGATATCTCTGAACACAGTTCTCCTGCGCTTACCTTCATAGAAATCTCACCATTCAGCACTCGGATTCCGGTTTCCAAGTCATTTTTCAGGTCCTTGAATTGGGTCAGAAATCCATCCATAGTAACCTCAAGCTGTGCAATGGTTGTATCCGTCTCCTGATACTTTAAAAGCGTTTCCTGCGTGAAGTTGTCCTCTGGCGTAAGGTTTCCCAGGGTATATTTCAATTGGCGGTTCAGCAACTGAACATAGCTATATACCTTCTTAATATCAGGATTTTGACCGCCCACTGCCGGCACGTTAAAGCTTGACACGGATCCGCTCCTTTCTTTCTTTGATTTCTTGTTTTATTGCTCCTATCCTCTCTTGGTTTTTCTGGATTGCTCGGGTATAGATGGCTCCATAGCTGCTGTATGGGAGGGCCAGGTGTTTTCCATGTCGTACAACCATTGGAAGGCGTCCTGCCTCTGTTTTACAATATAGATTCTGGGCAATACAGCCAATACCAGCCCGGCCGCTATCAATAAACGTGTATCGCGTTGGCACGATTGCCTTTAATGCTTCTGTCGCTTCCTGGTCAGATATAGGTTCAATCCATTTCTTACACCGTCTGTCTGATGTCTGGTGTACTCTTCTGCATGTAAGGGTTTCCGATATATAGGCATCGGCGCACGCTATGTTTCCCGTGACCGTATTTATCCGGTCATCATCATTGTATACGTCCAATTCATAAGCATATATTCCATTTGGAGGGTTTAATGTTTCTGTTGTGAATGCCCCGTCTACATAACAGCTTCCATCTGGATACACGATAAATTTCCCATCTATGTTGATTGAGCCACCTATGATATCCCCTGAAAAATACGCATTTCCCGCTTTATCCAGGGTCATGTTTTGAGCTTGTATGATGACCTGTCCTGTCTTAAGGGTGATATACTCCCCGTACAGCTCCATCCGTGACAGCATGGTATTTACCACGTCCCCGGAATCTACCAGGAGCGATATCTTTTCACGGGTTTGTTCCAGGCTTGTATGCATCCCGGTTTCATAGTCCAGCAAATCAATGGTCAAGGCGTCTTTGCTGAAGCTTATTTCTCTAGTTTTATTCTTTCGACTATCCAGGACCTTCAGGAATGAATTATCCATATTGTCCTCCAGGGTCAGATTCGACAACGTATATTTTAAATCCCGACTGAAGCGATACAGTTTACTCATGACCTGGCTCATATCTGTTTCATCCTGGTCCAACACCAGTGGTTTAAAAACTGCCACGCCTCTCACTCCCATAACCTACATATTTACCTATAGCAATCAACGTAGCCGCCCCTCTGCCCTCCAGGCGATACCGGTATTTCTGGCACCGGTGTGGAATCACGTTGAGGACATAGGTACGATATGAAGCAGCCGTATAGGTGTATACTTTCTCCCAATCCTTCTGTTCATCATATTGCAGTAGAATATCCACCTCTGTCCCTGGTTCCAATTTCATGTTGAACAGGATTCGTTTTAAATACTTGAATTCTACGCTTCCATCCAGCATGTCCCCACTTTCGAGGTACCACGTTATTTTCTCTTCCCGGTTTCCGGCCACGGTTGAAAGATTTCCGTCTATGTCGATATAGTACAGTTCACCTTCTCCATACGACATAAACCGTACATGCAAGCCGTCCTCCTTGTGCCACAAGTTTTTTTCCAGGTCAAACACATACATGGCCCATTTTCCATTCCGTTCCAAGGAGGCGTAATACTTTCCATCATACTGCCCGGCCACGCCCTGGGATACTCTGTAGTCCCCTATGGCATCTGATATGCTGGATGGATTGGCACCGTCATAGCTACATATGCAGTTACGGGCCGCGTATATTAATGTCTCATCCACCACACAAGCCGTGCTTTCACAGCCTTTTGCAATGCCTCTGGCCGGGCTGACAGTTGTAATCTGAAAATTACTTGGCTTATCACCCATGATGGTGTGTATAGCGTCCTCCTTAAAAAACAGCACGTATCCAAGATGGGACAGACAGCCGGTGAAATCTCCATCACTGCCCACGGTCGCCGCGTAGGAATCCGTGCTTATCCCTTCGAACGCATTCCAGTTTGCCGGATCTCCCAACTTACTTGCGTATATTTCATGGTTTTTACTTGAACAGCCCCAGATCCGGTTTCCATTCTCACAGATATAATCCATATCGGGAACCTTCCGGCTGATGGTGAGGCCGGATGGTTGGCTAAATGATTCGGATAGGTTACCAATAATTACGAGGTAATCGTCCGCCTTTTCCTGTATGACCGTGGTTTTATTGAATGCATCATTTGTGCATCCCGTTATCTCTACTCCATCAAATTGATGGAATGATTTCCCTATACCTGTGCAACTGATTTTGACCATGGTTGACCCAGTTGTTGTCTGAGCAAATGTAGCTGACGAGGTTTGAGACCATTTTGTCTCCAGGTTGGTCAGTTCCTCGGTCGAGGTGTTATACATTATCTTATCCGGAAAAATAACCAGGAACGCGCCCAATCCCACTATCTGTTTATCCGTGCTTGTCACATCTGCAATCTTTTTATCCTTGTAATACAGCTCTGTACCGTCCACATACACCAAGCCGTTTTTATAAAACAGGCCGTGAGGCGTTGTCAGGTTCTTGATGATTTTTCCCCTGGGCTTCCGTGTAGAGATGGCTGGAAAATCATCGGAGGACATGTTCTGCATGTCGGCAAATTCATTTTCGTTTATGACCGTCCCCGTATTCAGCCCCAGAAAGTTACCTATCTGACGGCTGTTTTCTTTTGGGGCCATAGTCAGGAATGGCAATCGTCCCATAGAACCTCCTAAAATCTTGAAAATGATGCTCCGCGCTTTGGTCGGTTCTCACGCCGGAACCATGCCGCATACGCATCATATGCGCTGTTGTACATAACCACATCATTGTTATACCGTTCTGTTTCCTGATTGTGATAATCAATTTTAGAAAGCATGTAATGGATATACACGTCTTGGAAGCGCGTTGGTATGGTCAGCTCCTTTTCCGCGTCCAGGTCATAAGACAACGGTTTAAATGTCACATTGTATCCCTCTGCCCGGTTCACTATCTCTTCAATCACCTGGCCCTCTATCTCATTGAGCCATCCCATCATGATATCCTCACCGTATTGGCGTCCTCTCAGTCGGATGATTGTTTCTATTAATTCCCCTACTGTCATTTCTTCCCCCTATTCTGCCAGGCCATATGTTTGCAGGTCCGGCATGGTGGTATCCCACTCTTTTACCCATTCTCCTGAATCGTTTACCCAGCAATACACTCCTGGAGCCGTTGATTTCACATACACATTCTTTGCTATTTCCCCTGTCTTTGTTGCATAATAATGTTTTCCCTTGACTTCAAACCATTGGGCCGCCAGCATGGCCCCGTCATCCGGGTTCATGTAGTACCAGCCCTGTTCATCTGACCCGAACCATCCCGTTATCATTGTCCCGGCACCATCAAATACAAACCATTGAGCCCCAGCCACGGTGTTGATAAGCTCCCATTCATCCTTGATGTATGCGCCATACCGCAAGTATTTCCAGCTTCCGTCTGGCTGTTTCTCCCACCCGGTCTGTGTTTTCTTCATGTGCTGGCGGCAGGCTTCGTATGCGCACCATGATATAAACTGCTGACACCAGTACGCAGGCGTATAACCATACCACTTTCCGTACTTTGTATAGTTTTTATCTCCTGGATTTCCAGTCTTACTATCCAGGTTTTTATTGCTTTCCTTTTCGATGTATCCCAGTTCTCCCTCCAGTACGTTGATAAATTCATCCACCGTACAGGTATCCATATTGTACATGGGGCGCCCGAATCCATTGATTTTTTGTGTTCCTCCCACTGCATCAAAGGATGCTTTATAGGTATGCCGGGCGACGCATCCTCCATTACGGTCCCCTGCGTTTCCCGATGATGTGTTTCCCTCAAACGTGACAAACTCAAATGTCCGGTTCTGGTAATCGGTTTCGACTACCGCGGCAGCACCCACATGCCCAACACGGCCCAGAGATGTATAATAGAAATAGACGATATCTCCCCTTCTAGGTACAGAAAACCATCTGCCTTTTTTGGTGAAATAAGACTTTCCAGTAGGTGTATACTGGCTATAATCGCCACATAACAGTTTCTGTCCTCTTGCGTATGCATTATCAATCATAATTTCCTCCTTATGCATAAAAGGGGAAGCCCTCTGCCTCCCCTCCTGTTGACTTGTTACATATTAGATTTCGGACCACCTCCGGCTATTTGGTCGCCACCCGCTCCTCTGTCTCCGGTTCCTTTCCTGCGGCTGCCGCATCCGTCAACCCTTCTCCTATTATGTATGCTATCAGTGTGGCTCCCCCCATGATGATAGCGGTCACCTGGGTGATTTCATTGTCTCCCGCCCCTGCTGCCACCATAATCGGACTTACAAAACCAACTACGGCCGCCCAAAATTTCCGGCTTGTCAGTTTTCTTGTCCAGTCTATGCTCTTCATCATCATTCCTCTCTTTCTTTTTCTAAGTCTCCAATTCTATGATTGGCCACCTTGATTTGTTCCTGCATAACAGCCTGCGCTTCTTCGAGTTTGTAAGTCCGTTCAATGACTGTGTTATGCTTTTCTACCTTTTTTTCCAGTTCGCTTAAGCGATATGCCGTTAATTTGGCTGACACCATGATTCCGGTAAACGTGCCCGCAGCACTTCCCAGCAGCCCAATTAATGCAACTATGACTTCCGTTGGCACAAGATTCCTCCATTAATCCGCTGGATTCTGTTCCAGCCATTTTTCAGTCATTGTTTTCCAAAGCCTGGGGACTTTCTCCAGTGTCATTTCGTTATTCCTGATTTTCAGACCATAGTAACGTCCCATTATACTGTCCCTCCTTCTGTAGTCTCCGCTACGGCACTTATGACGGCTCCCATATCTCCAATCGCGCCATCATGTACACTTAAAGTTTCACTCATGGCTGCTACCTGCTCCTTTAACAGTTCCAATTCCGTTTTACCACGGATTCCAAATGTTGCTTGAATTTTTCCAGTTTCGGTCTTATCAACCGCCTGGAAAGCCGGACTGCACAGGACCATATTGTTGTAGTTTCCTACCACAACCCCATCGGAATCTTTGATTGCCACTGTTGACAGATTATCGGGTGTGAGCTTGTCCCATAATGTCCCAAGTTCTGACAGATTGTCAACAATAATCTGCATGTTGTAAATGTCAGCATCGTTAACAATAGTTATTTCTGTAGCATCTTTTAAAACTATCACATTCTTATTCATGGGGATTTCCCCCTTTCTTATTATTTTTAAATAGCAATCAGCCTAATCCTCGTAGATAATATCAAGTCCATATGCCTTAGCTGCCTCATGTTCAATCCGGCAGCCTCTTGCATTTTCCCATCCTTTGCAGAAATAGGCCGCATGACAAAGGCTCATATTTTCAAGCGATTTCGCCAAGAAGCATAGGGGAATCTGTACAACTCCTCTTTCGGCCATTTTTTCTTTGCTGTACCACTCGTCCGTAAAAAGAGTGTTCACAATTTCATATCCTTTATTTTCTAATGTCTTAATGGCCTTTTCTCTCGTTTCTTTGATTTCATCATCTGTTTTTCCAGCCATCGGCTGGCTAAGCATGGCTCTCTTCATAATTTTTCCTCTCTTTCTGCTGTTTCAAGGACAGCTCCTTTATTCAAAATAGCAATTTAGCATCCAAAATAACTGTGATGACTTATTCAAAAGCGAATATCCCTATTGTTGCCGGAGACGATTTTTTTGCCAATATACCTGTAGATATTGAAACATCTGCGTATAGATGGGTATTTCCTATATTATCTGATATTACAGGAGATAACAGTACTAAAATAAACATAAGCACTTGTATATGGCAAAACGGACAAGTACATATTAAAGGCAATAACCAAGCAACAGGCACAGCAAACATAAGTCTTTCGGGTATTGTAATCGCTATTAAATGATTATTATGATGGCTTATTAAACTTCCAAACCTGTTTCCATTTTTGACCGTCATAAAAATCATACCAGATACCGGTGTTGTTAAATGCGATTGACGCAATCTCACCGTTATCATAATATAGCTGGAATGCCCGGTCGGTTCGGTCGGAATATACGGCTGTAAACCCATTAATGTTCTTGACGCCGTTTAAAGTCACCTTTGCATTGGTTTTTGCTAAATTGCTATTTGCAGTAACAATATCGTCCGTATTCTTCTTTACTTTGGCCGCCAGTGAGCCGGCAACATTTGGATTCATCTGCCGCGCATCCGCCACAAATCCCTCTTCCGTAACCAGGCCCGTATTATTGATACTGGACGTTGCAATGTATTCGCTTAATATCTCGACCAATTTTGTATTGCTCACCAATTCCAGCGCAACCTTTTGTGCCAACGCATCAAGCAACTCCTGCACATTGCTTGTTCCATCCGCTCCTCCTAATAATCCTTGTTCATCCACGGCCGAAACCGAGGATGCCTTGCCATTAAAACCACCCAGCCCCTGTGCAATCTGATTTGCTTCCTCAGCGCTTCTCTCGGCCTCAGTTGCTTTATTCGTTGCCGTTGCGGCCGCCTGACTGGCCGTATTCGCGCTTTGGTTGGCGGCTGTAGCGCTTCTTTCTGCCTCTGTCGCTCTGGTTGTTGCCGTATCGGCCGCGTGGCTGGCTGTATTCGCACTTTGGTTGGCGGCTGTGGAGCTAGCCTCTGCTGCTTCTGCCTTAGCAGTCGCCGTGCTGGCCGCCTGGCTGGCTGTGCTCTCGCTCCGGCTGGCGGCTGTAGCGCTTCTTTCTGCCTCTGTTGCTCTGGTTGCTGCCGTATTGGCCGCCTGTCTGGCTGTATTCGCACTTTGGTTGGCGGCCTCGGAGCTAGCCTCTGCTGCCTCTGCCTTAACAGTCGCTGTGGCGGCCGCCTGTGTTGCTTCCTCCGCCTTTTCCGTCGCCTTTTCCAATGTTGTATTGGCTTTCGCTATGGCTGTCTCTGCCTGCCGCTGCCATTCAGCCTCATTGTTTACCCTTCGTTCTTCATTGGCTTTGCGCTGTTCCTCTGCTTCCTGTCTTTTACTCTCGTTAGCATCCAGTGTTTCTGCCTTTTGAGTAATTCGTTCCTCCAACTGTTCAAATTCGGCAAGGTGGCCTTTGTATGCTTCCCCATCAAATATCGTGTGTCCTACGTACACGGCCCCTGGATTCGTAGCCCATTTTATGGTTCCATTTTCATCATATGCGCGAACAGCTATCCATACTGTACCCTTATGAGACACACATGCAGCCGGGATGCTCCAGGTCAGCAGGATATGATTCTCCTGCATTTCGGCGTCAAGCAGACAGGTATCCAGTATGGCATCCTCATATTCCAAATCAAGCTTGAATCGCAGGTTAGCCAGGTCCACACCGCCCGCCGTGATGCGGTTCAGCCTGATATGGCGCACCTCCGAGTTGTTATCGTACGTTGTCCCTATCTGGCTATCCTTTTCAGGAATAACAAGTTTTCTGCCTACTACCGTAATCATCCCGTCTGCTCCTTCCTTATCCCTGAATCAGCTCTACCTGCTTTGCCTTTTCCATGACTTCCTCGGTTACTCTTGTCTGGTCATTCGAATTCATGATTACCTCATAGACAGACCTGGGAATTTCTACTTCCTTGCCGCGTTCTATCAGGTATGATTTTCCATTCACCCCAACAAACAGCGGGGCCTTATAGCGGTCTCCATCCCAGAACAAGGTGAACTTTACCATTTCTTCCTTCTTTGTTGCTGACATCATGTTACCTCCGTTAATTTGCTTTATGGTCGTTGTATGTAGATGCTGTCTCAATACGTACCATGTACTGCTGGGACAAGATTTCAGTTACCTTCATGGCCTTCCATCCAACCGTAGAACGCTGGTTCAATGGATCGGCTGTACCTCCACTTCCCAGTGCCTTTACAATCGTTTCCAGCCCTCCTCCTTCAATTTTGGTGGTTGCATATGCGTTTTCACCCAGCAGCAATGTGGAATATACATCAATCCCACTCGCGCCGGCTTTGGTAAACTTCTTTGCCTCAGTCGTCTCTATAAATCGCACGCCTTCCAGGGTTCCGATTTCTCCATTAAAAATCCGTTCCGGGTTTTTATACTTCACTACCTCAATGAATCTCGGATCCTCCGTGATATCATAGGCGCAATCCGGGTGGATAATAGCTACATAGTGTCCATTGATTTTAGCTGTATTCTGGACCTTTAAAGCCCTCACCGCCATCTTGATTGCTTTTACCGTCAGCTTCATTTCTGCTGTCAGTTCGGAGCGGGAGGAAACCTGCCCCTCTGCGTACTGCACGTTAGTACCGGCGTTTAACGCCTCTCTCGATATAGTGTCCAGGGTACTTCCTGCCTGGTTTCCAATGGCTGTCGTGGCTTCCACAACCACGTTGTCGATTGCCGTCATGCTAATCTGGTCAGATAATGATACAAAGCCGCCGTACTGCTTTACCTCTGCCTCCTGCTTTGTTACAGTCATGGTCTGGCCTTCCGGCGTTACGCCCTCCGTTAAAGGCGTAAGCGCCTTTGGAAGCTGCTCAAATCGTCTAAATTCAATCCGTTTTCCTCCGTTCTTAGGAATGTTTCTTGTCTGTCCAAACTGATCGTGTACCAGATGCGGTTTTGTATATCTCAGCAGATTTTTGTCGTAGAATGTTTTCATTTCTGCCGACAGGCTTTCTGTTCCGGTCGTATTGGCTGGTACAGATGTATCAAACATCCTGAGATTTAACTTCAATGTTGCATTCATAGCTTTGTTCATAATTTCTCCTTTCTTTCCCTATCCGCTATCTAAGTGTGATTTGTTCTCCGTTTCGGACCCGTTCAATGATTGCGTCCATCTGTTCGTCCGTTAGGCTTGCAACGTCTACGTCTGTCTTTGTGGCGGCTCCTTTACTTGCTCCGTTTTCAGTTGGTCTTGCTGCGCCGGAACGAATTGTGTCAGCCACTTTTTTCTGCGTTTCCGTCTCTGTTTTTGCCATAAGGCCCTGGCTGAGTTCAGCAAAGTGTACAGCGCGATAGGCCGCCTCCATGCTTACTCCGCTTTCAAGCATTCGTGCAAAATCTGGGTTTTGGCATTCTAATACCATGTCGAACTGCGGGAACAGCTGTTTACACCTCTCCGCTTCCATGTTCCAACGGCTGTATATCTGTTCTCTCTGCCTGGCCTCATTCCATTCTCTCTGCTGTGCAAGCAGCTGCTGATTCTGCATCTGAAGGTTCATCATGGTCCGGTACTGGTCAACCGACATTCCCGCCTGCGTAGCCGCCGCTTCATAAAAGCTGTCATCCTTCTCAATGGCTGCCACTACATCCTCTATCTTTCCTGAGTTTACCCCGTACCGGATATTCAGCAGGTTCATGAGCGGTTCATACGCTTTTAGCTGATTCTGCATTTTCTGGTTTTCTGCATTTCTGCGGTTTAACGCTTTCTCAATATCCTTGGCAATCAGGTCATTGTAATCCGCACGGATGCGCTCATAGGCTTCCTCTCGGTTCTCCGGCTCGCTTACGGAAGGTTCCTGTGAAGCCTGTCCTTCGGCTGCTTCCTGTCCGGTTCCCGGCTCCTGTGGCTCTGCTGCCGCTTCGGCCCCTTCTCCAGTTTCACCCGCTGCGGCCCCTTCTCCTTCAAACATTCTCAGATTTAATTTGAGTTTGTTCATGTATTTTTCTCCTTTCCCGTCTATTACAGGCGGCATCTTCCTGCCTCCTGCAATAACCATATCACATTCTATTTTTTGTTTCCAACACCCCTAATTTTATGTAGTCTGGGTATTCATTTTCAAGCATGCTGTAACCTACCCTGATGGTTTCCAGCGTGGCTTCCACCTCTTCTATGTGGCTCTGCTTCACAACTGCATGCGCATCTATATTTCCAGCCTCATACCGGTTCAAACTGAGCAGTATTTTCTTTTCCTCTGCCAATGTCAGTAGGCGCTGTACTAATGTTTGTCCCAGAATGGATATAGCCGCACATACAATATCGTGGCCTTCTGGCAGGTTATTCCTTGCAGCAAATCCAGCATGTCCTTTCATAGTTATCTTCACATAGCCCTTATCAAATAACATATTGACCTTCGTCATAATTTAACCTCCGTTGATGTAGCTGCCCGCTGCCTGGCTTTTCCTGCCGCGCTGCTGTCTCCCCCGATGGCCTGTCCTATGCTATTTGTTATTACTGGTTCTCCATTGGCATTTCCTGGCTTTACTTCTCCCTGTGGCAGTCCAGCTCCATCCATAACGGCAAGGATTTTTTGATTTCCGGTCATTTCATAGATTAAATTCGCCATCTGAGCCATGGTTGCCTGCATCTGCTGCATCTGCTGGTACATAGTTCCGTTTTCTTGCACCTGCTTAATGACTTCTTCTCGCTTGTCAAAATCCATCATCTTTATGACGGCAAGGGCCTGGTCTGCATTTTGCGGGGCAAACACGCCCATTCCATAAAGTTCCTTTGCCAGCTCATTATTTGCAATCCGGCTGTACAGGCTGGCCTTCTGGGCCGATACCTTGATATCAAAGACTGGTTTTCGCATGGACAGTTCTCCATTCATCATGGCATCTTCCTGCGGTTTCAGTCCCTGGTTGTCCAGAGTAATGTATTCCGAACTTCCATTTGGCCGTGTAATCCTGTAACATCTCGGTATATCGTAGAATTGCCGTATCAGCTCTATTACAAGCGTAACAATTTCCGAATAAGCACTATAGCTGTCCTTCAGCATATCCCTGGACAGTTTGCTTCCGGCCTCCTGTAGTGCGGCAATGGCGCTGGCCGCTGTCACTCCGGATGTAGTGGAACCCTGGGAGAAATCGCGATTTCCAGATGTCTCCTTCAATTCGTCAATCTTTGCCTGACGGATACTCAACACATCATTGGACATTTCGGGCGGCTTTATCGGCTGGATAGAGTTCTCACTTACATCTCCGCTACAATGCACCAGGTCCCTTGACAAGTCTGTAAATTCCTCTTCATTCACCTGCGCAGATCCGGCAATAAAATACCTGGGCCGGCTTAAACTGGCGTGTTTTAGGATTACCTGGTCCAGCTTGTCTATGTATTCCTGCGGATTAATCATGACATCCAGATACCCAAATCCAGCCGGCGACCCCTTCTCCGGAAACATACAATCAAACACAAATGGGTATTTTCCATGGTCATACAGTCCTGTTTCTCTATACTTCGGGTCATTCTCCGTTGCAAACAAGACATGCCCTTCTACAAATTTGCAATAATGCAGGACTGTACGGTTTGTTCGGATTCCATTTACTTCCCCGTACACCCGGCGTTTATAGTACCAATCAAAGACGTTCACTTTCTTCGAGGTGTCCAATTTGGACACGTAGGCATATTCTGGCTTGTAAATGGCTCCTGATTGCAGTTTTCCTTTCAGCTGTGGATACTCTTCTTCCAGTGTCTCATAGTCCACCATATCAATAACGAACACATTTTCCGAATCCTGGATATTGCTTATCCCAGGCTCCCAGAATATGTCCATCATATCTATGTGTCTGATTTCAATGTCCCCCAAGCCATTTTCTTTATCCTGGTTCCAAAATATTCCATATACCGCAGTACCCGTCTTTGGTTTATCCCAGGAACACTCCGAATAAGTCTTGTCAAATCCATTCTGTTCCATGATAACCGGCACGACATCTGACAGCATCTTAGCAATGGGTTCGTCACTCTCCTCCCTGGGCAGGATAGCCGGGGAAGGGTAATTATCCTGAAAGTCAGCGTGTTTATTAATTACACTGTTAAACAACCATGCACTTGTAGGTCGCGGGTCATTGGGATTGCTGGATGGGCTTGTAAACCGCTCCCAATGGTTATTTTTCCACCATTCTTCCGCGTTTGTAATTCGCTTTGTCAGGTCATCTTTGGCATCCTTGTATTTCCGGAACATCTGCAAGGCATCTTCAATCGTCTTTTCATTCACTGGTTTCCAGTCTGTTCCCGGTACTTCCTGTATTGTTGTATCGTTCTCCATGTGTCCTCCTTACACTCTTATTACACGGCTCCTACGCTCCCGCTCTTCTTTGTATAGGTCAAGTGGATCCTCAAGAGGCAGTGGTTTTTCTCTGTGCTTACGGATTGCTATGATACGCGACATAAGCACATATCTGCATTCATCGTAAATATGGTCCTCCTGCTTTGTATCTACGTCCTCCACGTCTTTTTCGTCATACACAAGGTTAGGTACCGTACGTATGAATTCCTTACAGTTCTTAAACACATAAAACATGGAGCGACCATGTTCGTCAAAAGCCATACGGTAATGATACTGCATCTTTCCAGCAATCCTGTGATTATCGCCAGGAGCCCAATACACACCCAGTTTCGCCATAGTATCTGCTATGGACGGTCCCCGGTCCTTTGCAAATATGGATGGGTCCGCAATCCCTGTTATTCTCCTTCCCTTTAAATTCGGGTCCGTCTCCTCAATAGCCCGAATCTGTCTTGCTACGGCTGCCGGTTCTATCTTAATTCCTACGTTGTAGCAGTCCTTTTTCATCCCATAAAGTTCGCGTATACGGTAAATACAGCCCGTATAATCCACTGCATACCAACCGACTGAAAATGGTTTTGCATAACCATGATCATAACCTCGAATGATTTCCCATCCATCCGGGATATTGAATGGATTTATTACATGGCTCCACTGTTGTGTATCATATCCTTCTGGGTCGTTTTTCCACTCTTCAAACACCTGACCGCTAAATGAATTCCAATCACCATATAGTAAAGCGTTCCGCTCTGCCTCAGGCAGCATAGCTAGCGACGCTAAATAATGTGGATTATTACGCATCAAGTCAGCATTATCAAATAAACTGCTAGGGATGAATATTCTGTCACTCTCTGTTTGGATTGGTTTTCCTGTTGGGTCCTTGATTTCTGTAATTTCCCTTATGGGCGTTCCTGGTTTCATTGCTGTTATGAATCGTGCCTTTACCCATCCGTGTCCCGGTCCACCTGGGTTTGCCGTTGAGCGGATGTACCCTCTTAACCCTGGTCCACTTGACCTTGTACGTGAAAACAGATAAACATATTCATCCCAAGAAAAATGGGTCAGTTCATCAAATCCAACAAAATCATAATGTCTACCTTGATATTTCAATTTATCTTTCTCATACTGCATACTTCCAAAGTATATTTTCGCTCCACTTGGAAATGTCCACACATGCTCCGTTTTATTGTATTTGGCACGTGGAAAGGCAAAACCATACAACTCCCTGGACCGGCTAATTAAATCCTCCAACTCCGGGAACGTTTTTCGTATGATGACAGCTCGATAGTATCCTATATGGACCTGTCTAAGTGCTTCCACCAGCAGATAATCCGACTTTCCTCCGCCTGCGGAGCCTCCGAACAAGGCTTCAAATTCCATTCTTTGCATCATGGCCTGCTGTCTCGGCGATGGTGCCCATATGACATTATGGGTCTTGACAAATTCTTTCGCATCAAACTTCTGTTTGTTCTTACCGTTCTTCCTCATTACGTTGGTTTTGTTCTTCCTCCATCATCTTTTTAATTTCCTTGGCCTGTTCTGTTTCCATCACAATCATGCCAAATCCGGCTCCGTTTTCGTCCTCATCGTTATTTTTAAGCTGCACATACTTATTACGCCATTCCGGCATCCGGTTCTCCAGCCAAAATACAATGGCTTTTGTATCCCCTTCCACATGTACAGTCTCCTCTGCGTATTCAATCACTTCATCCTCTTTTATTTTTTTGCCGTTCTCGTACGTTACATGTCTTGTTTTGATAGGCTTTTTATTGGTTACTGTATATCCGAGGGCTGCCCTATACAAACTATTTTCCACAAGGCGGTCTGCATAATCCTTCCCCGTAGATAATGCTTCACTTATTTTTTCATGTTTCTTTTTCCACTCCCCTAGGGTGGAGCGGCTTATCCCAACCAACTTGGCTATTTCATCGTCAGTTTTTCCAGCCCTGGCCCAGGCTGCCAGTATGGTAAGTTTCTCCTCGTTCTCCACCCATTCCTGCCATTTCTGTCTTGCCATGCTTCACCTCCTTACATAACCATATCACATTCTATTTTTTGTTTCCAACACCCCTATGCGACCGGTTTTGTCCGGTTTATTCCACGCAAAAAAGACGCAGGTCGCGTCTATCTTTTCCGATTCTCGCGCGCGTATACGCGCATGTGTATGCGCACACGCATTATAGTGTCCGATTTGTACGGTTACTTTCCTTCCTTCTCCCTCTGGTAGATGGCTTTATAATATGGGCAAGTGTCATACATATCGGAACAAAACAGTTCCTGGTAGTTTTTCTTTTCCTCATGGCTTGTAAACTCCAGCTTATTTCTTACTTCAAATCCCAAGTTATTTTCTATATTCTCGCACGTAATAGTTGGCGTTTTTTTATCGTATCGGCTGACTGTGACACAATACGGGCATCGTATCTCTTTTTTTGGTCTCACCCTCTCACATCCCTTCTTTTCGCACACTAATCGACGGACCTTATCTGGACCGCTTTTTCTTTTGCTGTCGCTTAGCTGCCCTCTCATGAGCAGCCATATGATAACCCGGAAGCAGAACAAGGGTATATTCCAGGAATTCATAACCATTTTCTTGTATACCTGACTTCACCGTCTCCTTATCCAGGTAGTATCCTTCTGGTACCTCAATGGCCCCTGGATCTATCCGTCTACGTTTTCTAACTTTTTCCTTTTTTGGATCTGGACGCACAAGGTTCTGAGACGGGTTATATCGTTTTCCCTGGAGCCTTCCCTCTGTGCGCATGGTCTTATCCGAATATTTAATAAAATAGTCGGCCAGTTTGTGGTAGCTCCCGCTTTCGTCCATCGGCACCGCCTTAATCCATCCATGGGGCCATACGGTTTTTAACAGTCGTACATCGATTCCACCCGTCTGAACAACATGCACATGCTCTGCACCGCGTTCTCCGCGTTCCCCTACCCAGATATATTTTAGGCGTATGCCAGCCTTTCGATAGAGTTTCCGCAGCTGCTTCAAAAACTGTCTTACATAAGCCCGGAATTTTTTGGGTTCCCCTGGCCTTTTTCCCTCCTCGAAGCTGTATGTAACATACAGGTCGGCTCCTGAAAAGTTCGCATTCATGAGCCACGTTAATGTACGCTGTGCATTCCTCCGATTAATCTCTGCCTGTTGCTCACTGGTAGGCTTCTCTCTCTTCCTCCTCCTTCCCTCCTTCTGTCCGTTCAATTTCTCGTCATTATATTTCGCTGAATAATATGCACGGATGTTCTTAGTTCTCCCTGCATAGCATACACTTTCTATATGCGCCATTACCCTGTTACTCCCATCCTATGATTTCTCCCCCTGAAAACCAGGGGGGAGGTTCTTATTTTAATAAACTTATCGAGTTGGATGCGGGGTCATATCCCCGCTCCGTTCTTTTCTGAAAACTGTAAATATATGTAAATTATGCCGCCTTGTTTCTTATCACCCGCAGTGTGTCTGGGGTCGACTGCGCATAATATAAGGAAGTTACTCTTGAATCTGCATGTCCCATAATCTCCTGTATTGTTCCAATGTCAACGCCTTTGTTCTTCAGTTCCATTCCCAGGGTTTTTCGCATTTTATGCGGATACACCCTGCTTGTCACTCCAGCCCGCTTTGCTATGTCCTTAAGGATTCCTCGCACGGCGCATGTAGATAATGCCTGGTGCGGCTCCTTAGAGCTTACAAATATGGCCGGGTTATGATCTGTCCTACTATTCAGATATTTCCTATAATGATAGATAGCGTCCGGGTCCAGATACAATGTGCGGTATCGGTTGCCCTTCTCGCCTAAAATCATTACGTCTCCTGTCTCCCAATTAACCAGGTCAATTGTGATTGCAACCACCTCGCCTACTCTGGCTCCGGTACTACGCAATACCTCCAGTATGGCCCGCTCCCTCAGGCTTTCACATCCATCTTTCAATCGCGCCATCTCTTCGGGTGTGAAATAGTCAATCGGCTTTTTGGTAACCTTCTGCGGTTCAATTGCTTCAACCGGATTTGCACTGATCAGCTTTTCTTTACGCATCCAGGTAAAAAAATGCGGAAAGAAACCGCCGCTCATTGTTTATGGTCTTTGGCTGGTTCTTATGTCCTGTTTGCGAAACGTTCTTGTGTTCGTACCAGTCAAGGTAATAATAAATGTCTGGTTCTTCCATTTCGGTCAATGGTTTATATACCAAAGTGACCAGGCGCTTAATTGCACTTACATAACCATACTTTGTCCCCTCTGCCAATTTCTTCTTTTTATATAGGAAGAGTTGCAATATGTATCCGTTCTGATTGTCTATGCTGTCTTTCATTTCCATTGGCAGCGTATTAATCCTCTCAATCACTACGTCAACCAGATTCTTTGTTAGTACTTTTTCCAGCATTTCCAGCACGTCACTGCTCAGATAGTACGTCATTGCCACAATTACGTTATTAATAATTTCCGCTTTTACACTCTGATTATCTGTATTACTCATAACCCTTCCTCCTTCGTATTGCTTAAGGAATCAGAATATGGTATACTGTCCTTAAGCGTAAGGGCGGTACAGATAACTTTGGTCGGTTGATGTACCGCCCGTTTTCTTTGCTCCTGTCTGGTGTTCTACGCTTCCCATTGCTATCACCTCTTTCTCGTTTTCTTTGAATGGGCTGTCATGGATTCGAACCATGCCGCTAGAAGAAATTCAGCGTTCCCGATGGCAGCAGCCCTATATGCTATATGACCAATATCCAGCCAACTAAGTTCATACCGTGCTTTTCAATGCTTACAAGTTCTATATCTTCCATTAATTCTTTTACTGTTTTCTTGATTGACACCTGTTCAACGATACTTTCAGCGGCTAACTCTGCCTGCATTTTTAACAAACCACAGACTTCATCATGCTGTCCTTGGTTATTTGACATGAGTATATAAGAACCATACGCTTTACCTGGATACCTTTCTGTCAACATCTTCACTATCTCACTCCATCTGATTTCAACTTCATATTTCTTTCCCAATCTTAATCCTCCAATTTTTCACATTATAAAAGCCACTAACCTAATATTGATTAGTGGCTTCAATAAATTCTTTCATCAATTTTGATAATTGTTTAGCTTGCGTTGTTCCGGCCGCTTCACAAGCTTTTGCAAAATCTTCTACAAGTGTTTTGTTAAGCTTATATGACTTGCTAATTAGTCCGGCTTTCTTCTGCCATCTTTCTTGCGGCGTTCCTCTTCATAAAGTTTTCCATTCAAGTGTAATCCTATGATTTTCTCCATCATACCAGCTTAATACTGGTTCATCTCCCCAACTTGATATGATTTCATCAGCCATATAGGTCTTGCCATCTGGCGTATCAATAAGCAACTCCTCAAATTCATTCTTGGATATTTCCCATTTGTCCGGCAATGTGATTTCAATTTCTTCACTCACAGTTGCATGTGGGTGTTTTCCCGAAATAGTGAAGATTGTCTGCTTCTCATGTGCCAAAACTCCGTAATTTGCAAATCCTTTAATTGTTGTCATATTGTTTACCCCTCTTCTGAATTATAGTATGTTTTCTAACTGTCTTTATTATACCATAGGGTGCACCCAATGTCAACACTATTTTCCACTAATCAATATTAAATTTTCAATGTACGTTTAATGTTAATAGTGTGTATGTCAGTTCGGTTGATTAGATACTATCCTGTGCGTTGCAACATCCATATCCTTAATCATATCTAATAGTGGCCGCTCTGTCTCACTTTTCGCTATCACTTTCCAGCGATATGTATATACCGGTTGTGAGCAATTTCCTAAAATATTTGGCATTGCATAGCTTTCTTTTCTCTCCAAGAAAAACATCTCTTTCACCTCAAAATGTCAGTTTTGTTTAGTTGAAAATGCGATATTCACGCTCAATTCCTTATCTCCAAAAGTAAAAATCAAATCGACATTATCTGTATTATTTTCTGCACAATATTCCAACAAATCTGCTATATCATGCATAAATCCTTCTGAAAA